ATTGGGAGATAGACATTTAATTTTCCTTTATGTCATTGAGAAAGTGAGGCCACTAAAAGCAGCCCCACTAAAGTACGCTTATCAGGCGAGGTTGTACTTACTGGACACAAGAGCCTCAGGATTTTATACTACCGCTAAGGAAGCTGTAAACAGCGCCAATAGAAGTGCCATTGATTGTACCACCAGTAAATGTTACAGAGCTAGAAGTCAATGCTGCAGTAACAGAAGTAGCACTAACAGTTGTGAATGTAGCTGCAGCAGCAGTAGTAGCACCAATCGGGGTAGCATCAATGGCACCACCATTAATGTCCACAGTAGCAAAGGTAGATGTGCCAGACGAAGTGATGTTACCTGTTACGTTACCAGTTACACCGCCAGAAGCAGCAACAGTAGTGAAACTACCAGCAGCAGCAGTAGTTGCCCCGATAACAGTGTTGTCAATAGTGCCAGCGTTAATGTCAGCAGTATCAGCAACAAGAGAGTCAATATTAGCTGTACCATCAATCCACAAATCCTTAAACTCAAAGGAGCTACTACCCAAGTCAACTGTGTTATCTGTTTTTGGCAACACAGTTGTGGCACCAATGACAACATCTTGAGACGGGCCTACTTTTGTAATAGGCGCTCCATTAGCAGCACTACCATCGTGAGTGTGGCCTGTGCTTGCATTAAACGCTGTTTGAATAGCGTTAAATTCTGCATCAAGATCGTCTGCACTAGCAGCTTTACCATTAGCAATGTTATCCGCTGTATCAGCGCGAGTGTAACCTGTCATTGTTGTTTACCTTATTGTCTATCTAGTGGCATAAACTCAATGATTGCGGCATCAAGAGTATGTGAAGGATTTGTAGTTTTATCGTCAAAGCGAATAGCGAATGTTTTACCTGATCCAATTAGGTGATTTGAGTAGACACGATCTAGTTCTCCACCATAGTTAAAGCTTCCCCAAACTAGTCCCGGAGTTCCGTAGATAGGTACACCTCCACCTGTACTAACAATGCTAAACACAGGAGGTTGAATTACAGGGGTGTTGTTGATTCTGTTGAAGTCATACTTGATGCCACACTGAATGTTGAAGTTTCCTGTAGGTGTCACATACAGAGTCATACGATAAAGCGTCTTGCGTAGCTGAGGATCAGTGATGGGCATGTAAGGAGATTCATACACAGATTCGATATTAGCCCCATCAAAGCTGCTGCCGTTATCCATTGTGTAAATGTAGCCATCATCGTTACCGAAGTACACAGATTCACCAGATTCGCTATATTTACTATCCACTGAATATACTTTGATTCCACGAAGAGTAGCCCATTCAATGCGAGAGGAGCCTTGGTCACTAAACTTTGTAGCTAGCAAGCCACGATGGTTAGATGCAGCATCAGAGCTAACATATGCAAACAGTCGATACTGTGCTTTACCACGAATAACCATGCTGCTGTATGTTGTACTAGAATCTGTGACTATTCGTGCATCTTTTTCGATGGGAGCAGACGCAATCTCAAGTGCAAAGTCGTCGTTGCGATCAGTAGCACTCAGAAGCCGAAGCCCATCTGGTGCAAGATACATAATGTCACCGCCAATTTCTTGGATAGTGTCGCCACTTACACAACCAATGTCTTCTGTGATTGGCTGCAAGTTGAAGTCTGCAATAGTGTTACCTACAAGCTGCAGCACTTTGTTACGCGCAAACACAACAAGAATGTCACGGAATACAGCAAGACCCGTAATAGTGTGTCCAATATCAACAACACCAGCACCAGCAGCAGGAGTGAAGTCAGCTTCATTGTAAGGAGCACTAAAAGACAACATAGTACCTTTAGCGTAGAAGATGTGGTTCTTGAAAGCTTTAATGTATTTTGCACCTTGCACTTCTGCAGGAGCACCAGTCAAGAATGTCAAAGTGTTAGTGGTGTCGTTGAACACAGCAGGGTAGTTGACTCCATCTACAAAAGCTACCTTGTGAATGTTACCAAAGTTAAACTCTTCGTGGCTAATCTTTCCGCCGAGGCTTGCTGCAGTACCAAGAGAAGTCCAAGTTGTACCTGTGCCAATGTAGTATTGTGTAACTGTACCGTTGCTACGTGCTGCGATAATTTCACCAGCATTGAGTAGCTTAACACCAAGAATAGCCCCAGAGCCTGTTACAGCAGTGGAGCTAAACTTAGTGTAACCAAGGATTTTACGATATCCACCTTCACGAGCAGGTTCGTAGTTCTGCAGTATTGTAGCAGAGCCTACTTTGTTGATACCTTGTTGCAATGGACTTAGGTTACTTACCAAGCCACCCTTAAACTCAATAGGAAATGTCTGCCACGTTGTAGGCATTAGCTCACTCTCAAATAATTGCCGTAGTTTCCACGGCGTTCAATCGCTGTTGTACGTACGTAGTCAGTGCGGTTGATGTAGATTGTACGCATCTGCTCAATGCCTTTCTTAAACTTGTCCAGAGTAAGAGTTGCATCTTGTGTGTTACCACGGAACAGATATGCGTAGTACATTGCACCATCAGTGATTACTGCACGAAACTGCTCAGGAATAGTAGGAACGTCTGTAGCTGCATCAAGGTCCACAGGAAGAGAGTAATACTCATATACTACTGTGTAAGCCTTATCAGGAGCAGGAACAAGACCATACTTAAGGTCAGGTGTACGGAATACGTAACGAGGTAGCCCAATATTAGAGCTTACAGAGTTATACTCCTGATCAATATGTTTGTCAAGGTATTCTTCGTACGAAATAATGGAAAGACGAGAGGTTTCGCTATTCAGTGCAGTGCTAGCTTTGATACGGAATGTATCCATGTCTACTGTTTTAGTTGTAGCAGGAAAAGCGTAGCGTGTAGTAGAAGCAGTTAGCGTCTCTTCAAGTGTGTGATGATTAAAGGGCCACTCAAACTGTTCAAAGTTAATCTGACGAATGGCGCTGTTTACAGCTTCCTTAGCGGTAGTATAAAATCCTGTAGCTGTAGCAAAGTTAGCAGACGATAGTGGCACCTCATTTAGACGTGCGTTAACATCATTAACTAGGCCAAGAAAATCGTAGCTGCTCATGTTGAAGTTCCTTAAAGTGAGAAGGGGGCCGCTATTACACAATAGCAACCCCCTCAAATATAGTGTTAATTAGGCCAGAATGTCGCGGTCAACCGAGGCAGCTTGTGCAACCGAACCATTAACGTCAACGATAACAGCCCACACACGACCAGCAATGGTACCCGGAGAACCCGAAATGGTAGTCACAACGTCGATAGTGTCAGCAGCAGCAACAAAGCCCGGAGTCACACCAGCTTTAACCGAACCAGCAGCAGTGTTGTCGAAGTTCAGGTCATTGGCGAAAACGGTGGTACCGTCAGTAACGTCCAGCGTGTAAGTTGTAACGTCAGGGACAGCAGTGAAGTTTTCAAAGCCAGCAGCCAGAACGATAGTGCCAGCAGGAACTGAAACGCCAACAGTAGTACCCGAAGTAGCAGCCAACGTGACATACTTTTCAACGACCACTGCGCTATTGCGAAGGGATTGGGAGATAGACATTTAATTTTCCTTTATGTCATTGAGAAAGTGAGGCCACTAAAAGCAGCCCCACTAAAGTACGCTTATCAGGCGAGGTTGTACTTACTGGACACAAGAGCCTCAGGA